CTATAAAGTTGTTCTGATTTTAATTGTATTCTTTTTTTATCTACATCTAAAAACCACTCTGGTGGTTTAGATGCATATTTTGTAAGACTACCTAACATAGGCATCTCCTCTTCACCAAACCCTACACCAAATCTTTTTGTTCTACATAAACCTGATTGACATACTGCATTAATAGGAGAATCTTTACAGCGATACTTATCATAACCTTTTCTATTTACTGATTTAATTAATTGTTGAACTTCACTATTACTAAGTGCAGGTTCCATATATTTTAAATTTGCTTCTACAATTTTATCTTCCCATGTATCAGGACTTGATTGTTTATAATACACTGCAATATTAAACAACGCATTGTTCCTGGAACCTTGTCCAAATCCTATTGATGCTAATTTATTTAAACAAGGAGGTCCTCCAGGAAATGCTTCTTCTATTTTTTTTTCTTCTGTT